GCACATTCGAAGCTCCTACAAACACCAAGTTTGTTGGTACATTGAACGGTGCAATGCGTGTGTTTGTTGACTCTTACGCTAGTGACACAACACCTGTGTTGGTTGGCTACAAGGGTTCATCAGAAGCTGACGCAGCTGCGTTCTATTGCCCATACATTCCGTTGATGAGTTCTGGTGTTGTGTTAGATCCAACAACATTCGAACCAGTAGTTTCGTTTATGACGAGATACGGATACGTCGAGCTCACGAACACTGCATCATCGTTCGGGAACGCAGCTGATTACCTTGGCGAAATCGCAGTACAGAACCTTAGCTTTTCGTAAGAAAATCGAAGTTTATTTTTCTCAGGGATGGGAAGAAGCAAGAAAACCACTGCAAAGTGGTTTTTTTGTGACTATAATATTAAGTGAATGACAAATTTTGATAAATAATAGCATGAGCAAATATAATACTTGGTACAACAACATAACAGAAAATGCAAAAACTCGCTCTCTCAATGGATATAAGGAACGACACCATATTATTCCTCGCAGTTTAGGCGGGTCTAACGATAAAGAAAATTTAGTAGATCTTACAGCCAGAGAACATTTTATATGTCATTGGTTATTGATAAAAATGTATTCTGGAGAATCAAAAGCCAAAATGGTTTATGCATTAAATGGTATGAAAAGAAATGGGCAATATACCAAAAGATACGAAACTAAAATAACTAGCAGAGTTTACGAAAATCTTAAAAAAGAATTCTCTCTTATACACTCCACTACAATGAAAGGTCGTCCTGCGCATAACAAAGGAGTGCCGGCCACAGAAGAACAAAAAGAAAAAAATAGAAAATCTGCATTGGGTAAAAAAATGAGTTCAGAATCTATTGCTAAAGGTGTAGCTAAACGCACAGGGCAAAAGCGAACAGAAGAACAAAAAGCAAGAATGAAGATAGCAATGACTGGTATTAAAAAAGGGCCAATGAGTGACGCAGAAAAAACTAAACGATCAGTGGCGTTAAAAGGTACAAAGAAATCTGTCGAACACGGGGTTGCAATCAGTGCCACTGTAGCAAAACAGCGAGCAGAAGGTACACACTACAGTCAAATAAAAATACAATGTCCGCATTGTCCAGTTAAATCTGCAAAACATAGATACAATGCTTTTCACGGTGACCGTTGCAAGCACAAACTCACGCCCTAACCGATAAATATTGCCATGATCACCAGCATTAGATTTTCAAACTTTGTAGCAGAACCCCCACCACCCTCACCTATAGGCAACCCAGTGGGCTATGGCACAATCAAGCCAACAAATCCTGTGCCTGTGTACAACAAGAAAGTTAACACAAATGGCTAATCCACCCCCACCATACGCAGACATCACAGGCATCAGTCGTGCTGTGATGAAAGACAACGCACAGGCCAACATTGTGGCCTACAATGGCAATGCTCGCCCCAGCGAGCTAGTGGTCAGCCAAGCGGATCAAACAATCTATGTGGGCAACGTCAACGGCGCTCTCAACAAAGTCATACAGTCGTCGGGCACAGGTGTATTCTTGGGCAATGTCAGAGTGGTCGCCAATGTCTCGGGATTGGTCTCACTGTACCTAGATCCTGCCACAGGCGAAGTAGTGGCCTACCAGCCTTAAACCTTGTAACAGCCAAGATGTTGGTTGATCTTTTCTGTCACTGATTGCCAATCGCCCATCCGAGGCTGTCGGAACAGTGTGGCACTTGAATACCAAGGACTGTCATCTCTGTTCAACAACCAGCGCCAGTCCAGCGCAAACTGACTCAGCATAACACCGGTGGGTCTACCCAAGGCCCCAGCCAAGTGTGCCACAGCAGTGTCCACTGCCAATATCACATCCGTGTTCATCATCAAGGCTGCTGTGTCAGCAAAGTTTTTGATACTGCCCGGATAAGCCCGTACTCCGGCCCGAACCAATGCCAATTCTTCCTCTGCAGTGCAGTCGCACTGTAAGTTGATCCATTCATACGTGGGATTCTGTTGGATCAAGGCCAACATGGTGTCAAACGGCATGCCTTTGTGACGATTGATCCAGGTGTCTCTACGACCCGACCAACAGAATCCCACACGCAATCGTGTTTTTGGACCCAGTTTGGTCAGCCAGGCCTGTTGCAGTTCAGGATCAGCGCCGAGATAACAAGGTACCAGTGCAAGATTTTGCAAGGTTGATCCAATGATGCCGGGAATACTCATGATTGGAGTCCAGTAATCAAAAGGCGGCAACGGTTGATTAAATGCCACAATGTCGGAGATGGCCGCAATTCGGAACAGTGGTATCAATGCAGGATCAACCACTAGCACAACCTTTGCTCCGCGAGCCGCAACGTCGCCCACAAATCTCACAAATTGTATGTTGTCGCCGTGACCTTGTTCACCAACAATCAACACTGTTTTGCCCTGTATGTTTTGACCAGTCCAGCGTGGTTGTTCAAATTGGGGCAGTGCACCGGCCAGGTGTTCAAAATTCCATCGATGTTCATACTGTGCCCAACCACGCTCATAGTCTCCGGCCAACAAATAGGCCACAGCCAAGTTAAACTGTGTTATTGAGTTAGTGGGATCCAACTGTATGCTTCGTTGTAAAAATGGTATGCCACCCTGGGGATCTCCACACTCGCGCAACACATTGCCGTAGTTGCAAAATGCTCCAGCATGGCCACGGTCTTCAATCATGACTTGAGCGTAGCATCTCAACGCCAACTCTGGATTGTTTTCGGCTCTGGCTGTGTTGCCTTGATTGATCAAGTGCTCTAGTTCTAATTTGGTACTCATAACTTTATTTAATTAACACCTAACTGACTAAAATATTTGTCCAACCATAAATACTTGTCAACGCAATTCGGCGTTTTATGCAGGCTTCGAACCCCTGCGTACCGGCTAGAACCCGGATCGGACTTCTTTAAGGAGAAAACAAAATGGGTCGTCCTCTAAAAATCAAAAAATCTACAACCAGTGACATTGGTTTCAATGCATTAGCCGGGCTAACAGCTCCAGTATTACCATCACCAGTGTTTGACAACAACACAGAATATCTTGGTGTTGTTGGTGGTTCAAACACAGTGGACACAGCCACATATCCCACAGTCAAATGCCGTGTGTTCATCACTGGCTTTGCCGAAGAAGATGGTTATATTATCCGTCAAAAAGGCTCACACAAGTATCTAGTGGGCGGAATCACAGCTCGTACAGCATTGGTCGCAGGATCAGCTTATCGTGTCACTGTGGTTGGTGACACAAACTGGGCAACTTATGGTGCCGGTAGTGATGTAGCAGCAGGCGATGTGTTTACTGCCACAGCAGCATTGGCCAACACAGGAACAGGTCGTGTGAACGCAGTGGGTCAGTGTGTATTGACCAGTGACTTGACGCCAACAGCTGGCAACATGAGTATCAGTTACTTCAGCAATGACTCAACAGAAACAGCAATCAGCAAGTTGACCAACAAGTTCTTGCAAAACTTTGCTGGTGGTGCTGTGGGTGGCAATGCAGACACAGGTGATGTATGGGCAGCAACAGACACAGTTGACAACGTGGCATTTGCAGCCAACTTCTTCAGTGACGAAGGTACAACTGTCAAGTCTGGTGCCGAAACAGACACATGGGGCACCAACGGTTCAGAGCAATTGGCCAATGGTAACTTAGATCTAGCAATTGTAGAAAACTACAACAGCTAATTTTGACCAACCAAACAATCCCCACAATAAGTACTGTGGGGATTTTTTATGACCACAGCATTTGTACTAGGCAACGGAGTGAGCAGGCAAGCAGTTGATTTGGCACTGTTGCGCCCGCTTGGAAAAATTTATGGGTGTAATGCTTTGTATAGAGATTTTGTGCCCGATGTATTGGTTGCCACAGATCGCCCTATTTCCGCAGAAATACAAAATTCTGGATATGCTATCAACAACAAATTTTACACACGAAAACCCACGGAAAATCAAGGTGCATTAAAAGTTCCACACGAATACTACGGCTACAGTTCCGGTCCGTTGGCCACAGGCATAGCAGCCATAGATCAACATCGTGTAATCTACATGATTGGGTTTGACATGGGTCCAGTGAACAATCGATTCAACAACGTATATGCTGACACCGACTTTTACAGAAAGTCTGATGCAACCCCGGTGTTCACCGGCAACTGGACCAAACAAATACGTCGAATTTGTGAAGATTTTCCCCAAACACAGTTTGTGCGAGTGCAAGGCAAAACCACAGCGGACATAGCGGAATTTGCCACTATCAAAAACCTTGTGCATTTGCCCATGCACACTTTCTTGGACCGCATAAATAATCAAAAGGATCTTTAAATGGCAAGTTACAAAAATCTCAGCTCAGACTGGTACATCGACGTTGATGGCGGCACCGGAACAGTCTACATCAACGGCAGTGTAGATATCACTGGCAATGTTACCACTGTCAGTGAGTTGGCGGTGGATGATGCTTTTATTATTGTGGCTGCCAACAACACTGGTACTGTAACAGACATGGGCATTGTGGCTCAAAAAACTGTCAACACCTATGCAGGACTGAGATTTGATACCGTGGCCAGTGCCTGGCAAATCAGCTCCAGTGTAAATCAAGATGGTACACCAATTGCGGCCTATGCAAATTTGGCTTCAGGAGGCACAGGTATTCCTGGAGGAAACGTCAACGACATTCAGATCAACAACGGCTCTGGTGGATTTACTGCCAGCAACAATTTTGAGTTTGACATTGCCAACAATCGAGTGATTTTGAACGGACATCAAGTACTGGGCAATCAGCCCAAACCAAACAATGTGGCCAACAGTGTGGCTATTTACAGCAACGCAGTTGGATCTGGAGGCACAGGTCTGTATTTTACCAGTTCGGCTGCTGCAGATGAATTGGTCAGCAAAAGCGCGGCCATAGTTTTTAGCATTATATTTTAAGGAAAAATCATGACGATTCAAGTAGCAAACGTAACCACAGCAGCCTCTGCAGTGTATACCAGCACAGGAAATACAGCTATCACATTTGCAAGTCTGTGTAATTATTCCACAGGCAACATCACGGCCAATGTGTACGTGGTACCCAACGGTAACGCAGTGGGCAACCTTAATGTGATCATTAAAAATTTAGAGATCACACCCGGTGACACCTATCAGTTGTATGTTGGTGGGGAAAAACTGTTGTTGTCCAACGGGGACACATTGCAGGCCAATGCCAATGTGAATAATTCAGTTACCACTGTGGTCAGCTTCACAACAATTTAATGGGCTATTTTGTAAAAAATCGTCAGTTGCAGAGTGGCAGCACTGGTGTGGTAATACCCACAGGATCAACAGCACAACGACCAGATTACCCAACGTTTGGCCTGATACGATTCAACACCGACACCGGATTCTGCGAATTTTTCAACGGCACAATATTTCAAAATATGGGTGTAGGCGGAGTTGTAAGCTATGATGTAATCACAGCCACTGGCAACGGTTCAACTGTGGCCTTTACCTTGGATTACGAATACTCAGATCCCACACAGTTGATTGTGTTTGTGGGATCAATCTATCAAGAACCCACAGTGGCCTACACAGTCAGCAGTTTTACATTGACGTTTACCAGTGCTCCTGCGGCAGGCATACCGATCAACATCATTCAAACCCAAAATTAATCAACTAAATACCCTATCACTAGGATAATCTATGGCAATAAGTCGCGTTGCAGGTCAAATGTTAAAAGACGTACTCGAAAGAGGTGGCGTCAATATTTCCTTTGCCAACGCCAATGTGGGTATCAACACAGCAACGCCATCATCGGCTTTTGAAGTAGCTGGTGTTGTCAAAGTTGGCAATGTGACTATTTCCAACATTGGCAATATCAGTGCTGGCAATGTCAATATCAACAACTTGGCTCAACCAGTGGCCAACTCAGATGCCACTACTAAATTTTATGTAGATCAAGCAGTGGGCAACGTTGGCGGCAGTGTAATAGGTAATGCCATTATACTAGGTACACCCAGTGCCGGAAACTTGATCAGCAATGCAGTCACTCTCACTGCCAATACCTACATCACAGACGGTATGGTTCAAATCAACACAGTGTTGGGAAAACTAGTTCCGCAGAGTCCCAGCAATTTTCCCGGCGGTCAGACTCTTTCAATTGCCAGCCTTGCTAGCTACAGAATGGCCAACATTGTTCAAACAGACAATACTCCGGGTGCAAACAAATCTGTTGCAGCCGGAGCTACAGTAACGTCGGTTCGTCGAGCCGCCACATATTCCACAAACACTGTCAGCACAGTGGGTCCGGGAGACTCTGGCACAATCACTGCTGTGCGCAATGGCGCCAACGTTGGCAACGTTACACTAAACACCAATGCCAATCCCAGTGCCAATGGTACCTATGGTGGCAATTTGGTTGTAACCAACAACTTTGATTACAATTCAGCCAATGCCAACATTGCCGCGGGTTTTTGGTATGTGTTTTCTGCTTCTGTGTCAGGAGTCTCTGCTCCGGCTGGGTGGAACGAACTTTACATTGCTGACTCAGCCACAGGCAATACCAACACACCTGTTTGGTACTACGACAACAGCAGTCCCAGCACACCAAGTTTTACCAGTACCACAATGACTCCACCCGGGTCAACAACATTATTGTACTCCAGTACAATTCCTCATTATACCAGTGTCAATCAATTTGCCATTGGCACCACAGTGGCCAATGTGTCCGGCAACACTTACCCAACATCAAATGTGTTGGCCAGTGGTACATCGGGCGGAAGTTTCGCAGCACCGGCCAGTGTGAACTACAATGCTTCAAACATTGGCAGTAACACCCTAAATGCTTTTCAGTCAGCCAGCTTTACTACCACAGCCGCAGTGACCACTGGTTTTGGTGCCAGTGCCACCGGGCCACAACTCAGTGTCAACAACAGTTACGCCACAGGCACCTTGACCTTGACCACGGCTCTTGCCAACATTGTGCTGTACAAATCAGGCAACGCAACTGCCATTGATGAAGGCAACATTGTGGTAACCGGTGTGGGTACCGGAAGTGGAAATGCCATACGTATTGTAAATCCTGGCTCAGGAAATACTCCGCCCTATACTGCTAACGCAACTGCTTTTAACAGTCAGTCCGGCACACTACAAATCTATGATGCCACAGTAGTTGGCAGCGGAGTACAGGGTATACTCAAGCATGATCAAACCAACTATGCCACTGGCTATCTTCCTGCAGGACCCAATCTCAGCGCCGGTCGATCAGGCACACAATATTTTACTATCAAGTTTGTGAGATCCGACGTATCAAAATTTAACATTACCTATGCTGGCAATGTGGCCGGTATGTGGGTAGCACTACCCGGATCAGTAATTGATTCCAGTTCTGGAGCCAATGGATGGATGGATATGACTGCAGCCTACAACGGAGCAGGCTATCCGGGAGTCAATGCACCCGGAAATGGATCTGATGGCTGTAGTCTTGGCGGTGCCGTGATACCCAATGTGTTCACAGCAAGTACAAACAAAACGTGTACTTTTGGTACAGTTTCAAGTTCTAGCACAGCAACAAACGAAATTTATGTAAGAATAGCTCTTACGTCCGGCCAATCAGTGACTGGCTTATCAATGAATCCGAGTACATAATGTCAGTATCAATTGCACAATACGTTGACCTACTGTTTAAAGAACTGCAAGGTGTTGCAAAAACAGCCAATGCCGCAACTAAAAGTGCGTCAAACGAAAGTATAGCATCGCCGGCATTCCTGCGCGGTGACATTATTTGGATGGAAAGTAATCAAATACCCGCAACGGCTCAAGCTGTGCCAGGAATTTCAAACGCTCGAATAAACAGTAATTCAGTACAGTGTGTGGCAGATACTACAGTTCCACTCATTGGCGGGATTCGCCCTACTTGGCTGTCCAATGTAACTTATTGGATTCCACAACAATTTGGATCCACTTGGTTGCCAAAAGTGTATGTTGGCCCAGCTGCGGCCGCTAACATACAAGCAACAGGTACACAGATATTTTCTGCAGGTATCGGCGGTATTGGTGCATATCATTTTGACACACAGGCCGGGGTACTGAACTTCATTGGCGAAACCATTCCCACAGTGTTGACCGCAGGAAATGTGGTTTACGTTTCTGGCTATGAATATGTGGGTGCGTTAGGAGTAACAAATCAACCCGGAAACGTCAATATTGGTAATTTACAAATTGCCAATACCACAATAACCACAGATGGAACAATAGGCAATATCACGATTGAACCCACTGGTAATGGAGTAGTGATCATTGACACAACCACGGGGCTAGTACTACCGGTTGGCAACACTGTTCAACGTCCATCACCGGGCACCACTGGCACACTGAGATTCAACACAGATTATACCAGAATTGAATATTATGATGGCACCGAATGGGATGTAGTTGCTGGCGGAGTTACCAATGAAACATTCAACGGTGACGGAAGCACTGTTGCTTTTACACTGGCACGCAAATCCACCACCGGAGCAACTTTGGTCATGCTCAACGGTATTGTGCAGTTACCTACTGCATCATATGTTGTGTCCGGAGTAGGCAACAATATCCTCACTTTCAACGAAGCACCCGCGGTTGGTGATGTCATAGACGTGCGATTCTTGTAAAAATCTCAGCTAACTCACTGAATTTATGATCTAACGATAAATATATTGCACCCTCAAAGACCACCGCTGTCTAGTCAGTAACACCAATTCACTCCAGAGCAAATATCACCAAAATACAATCAGCATAGCTCAAAATCACCAGGCCATGGTAAATAAGTCATAGCCGCGAATTTTCACGGCAAAGGATTTTAACAAACTAGCTCAAAAAGCTAGTATAGTAGGAAACGCCAACTGGAGACTATAAAATGGCCGTCACAAGAATTAAAAATAATCAGATCACCGACTCCTCAGCCGGTAATGCAATTGTTGGTATCAATGCCAGCACAAAAATTCAAGATAACTCAATTACTGCTGGCAAAATTGCCAACAATTTGACATACGGCAGTGATTTAACCATCACTGGTAACTTGACAGTCAACGGTCAAACCACAACCATTGACACAGTCAGTACTGTTATTGAAGATCCAATCATTGTATTGGCTTCAAATCAAACAGGAAGTCCTACTGTTGACATTGGTTTTATTGGCGAGCGTGGTACATCTGAAAATATTGCATTTGTTTGGGACGAAAGCGCCGGCGAATTTGTGACAGGCTTCACAACAGATTTGATCACAAATACTGTAGTTACAATCTCCAGTTATGCAAACTTTCATACCAACAATGCCAACGTTGCTGGTAATTTAGTAATCAATGGCACAACAAGTTTGGTAGGCAACGTCACAAGTGCATTAAACGTAACAGGCAGTATCACAGGCGGCAACTTATTGACAGCCGGATTGGTTTCCGCAACTGGCAATATCACAGGCGGTAATGTATCAGCAGGCAGTGGTCTTATTGCCACAACTGGCAACATCAACGGTGCAAATCTAAATGCCACAACTGGTGTAACTGCATCAACTGTAAGTGCCACAAGTACAGTAACTGGCGGCAACTTAGCCACTGGCGGTACTGTAAGTGCCACAAGTACAGTAACTGGTGGCAATATTGCCACTGGCGGTACTGTAAGTGCTGGTGGTAATATCACAGCCAATCCTTCCAGTTTCTTTATTGGTAACGGATCACAATTAACAGGCGTTGTAGCTAGCTCAGCCAATGCTGAAACATTGACAGGTGTATTCCTTGCACCCAATGTACTTGCATCAAGTTTGACCAGTGTTGGTGCATTGACAAGTTTGAGTGTTGTCGGTACAACACAAACTGGTAACTTGGCCACAGGTGGTACAGTAAGTGCCACTGGTACAGCCACAGCAGGTAACATTGCAACAGGTGGAACAGTAAGTGCTACCGCAACAATCACTGGCGGCAACTTAGCCACAGGTGGAACCGTAAGTTCTACTGGTACTGTTACTGGCGGTAACGTTGCAACTGGCGGTACTGTGAGTGCAACATCAACTATTACTGGTGGTAACGTCGCCACAGGTGGTACAGTAAGTGCTGCAGGCACAGCTACTGTGGGTAATTTAGCCACGGGCGGTACAGTAAGTGCTACTGGTACAATTACCAGTGCCGACACAATCACTGGTGGCAACGTTGCAACTGGTGGTACAGTAAGTGCCACAGGCAATATCACAGGCGCCAATGTTTTAACAGGCGGCCTAGTAAGCTCAACTGGTACTGTAACTGGTGGCAACATAGCCACAGGTGGTACAGTAAGTGCCACAGGAACAATCACTGGTGGTAACGTAGCCACAGGTGGTACAATATCTGGCACAGGAACAATCACTGGCGGTAACTTGGCCACAGGTGGTACTGTAAGTGCTGCAGGTACAGCCACAGCAGGTAATATTGCAACGGGTGGAACAGTAAGTGCAACATCAACCATCACAGGTGGTAACATTGCAACAGGTGGCACAGTAAGTGCAACTGGTACAATTACCAGTGCCAATACAATCACTGGTGGCAATTTGGCCACAGGTGGTACAGTAAGTGCTACTGGCAACATTACAGGTGGTAACATTTTAACCAGCGGTGCTGTTGATACTAATAGTTTGAGAACTCTTAATGGCCTTGGCAACCTAACAATTACAGCTGGTAACATCGTATTGGCCAGTGCCAATTCCTTGATTGAAGTCAATAACGCACACATCCACGGTGTTGCAACTCCAACAGACGACAGCGATGCCGCAAACAAAGCCTATGTTGACAATAAAGTAACCACTGGAATTTCTTATCATGATGCAGTGTTGGCAGCCACCGTTGGCAATCTAAACGCAGCCACAGGTGGTACTGTGACCTATGCTCAGCCCAACGGAGCCGGCAACGGACAAGGAGCCACACTAACTACCACAGGTACATTCAATCTCATTGACACAGCCAACATACAGACTGTGGGAACACGTATCTTGGTCAAAAATCAGGCCAATGCTGTGCAAAACGGTGTTTATGTTTGGTCAAACTCCACAACCATTGTTCGTAGTACAGACACAAATACCTATGGTCCGGCTGATGCAAATGCTCTCAGTATCAACGACTACTTCTTTGTACAAAGCGGTAACGTGAACGCAGGATCAGCCTATATTGTTGACGCACCCACAGGCACTATCACATTTGGTACCAGCGACATTGAATTTGCTCAGTTCAGCAGTTCACAAATTTACACAGCCAACACCAGTGCTGGTTTGAGTTTGATTGGTACAGTATTCAATGCCAAAGTAGACACAACTACAATAGCATTTAACGGCTCTGGACAGATCAGTATTCCAGCTGGTGCTACCTTGACTACACCCAACATTGGTGCGGCAACCGGTACAAGTGTAAGTGTGACTGGTACAGTAACAGCCGCTAGTGTGGTTGGTGGAGTAATCACAGGCACAAGTGCTAGTGTAACTGGCACAATCACAGGTGGCGACACAATCACAGGCGGCAATATTGCAACAGGTGGTACAGTAAGTGCTGCTGGCACAGCCACAGTAGGCAACATTGCCACTGGTGGAACAGTAAGTGCTACTGCAACAATCACTGGTGGTAACATTGCCACTGGCGGTACAGTAAGTGCTACTGGTAATGTAACTGGTGGTAACGTATTAACAGGCGGATTGATCAGTGCCACTGGTTCAATCACTGGTGGTAGTCTTGTAACCAGTGGTACAGCCAATGTAACTGGCACGGTCACCGGCGGCAACATTTCAAGTCTTGGTTTCTTGTCAGCAGTTGGAACAGCCACAGTTGGTAATTTAGCAACTGCCGGTACAGTAAGTGCCACAGGCACAGCCACAGCAGGCAACGTTGCAACAGGTGGTACAATAAGTGCAACTGGTACAATCACCAGTGCCGACACAATCACTGGTGGTAACATTGCCACAGGTGGAACCATATCAGGCACAGGCAACATCACTGGTGGAAATGTATTAACAGGCGGATTGATCAGTGCCACAAGTACAGTAACTGGTGGTAATTTAGCAACTGGTGGTACAGCAAGTGTAGGTGGCAATATCACTGGTGCTAACTTATTAACCGGCGGATTAATTTCTGCAACTAGCACAATTACAAGTTCTGCTACTATTACAGGTGGCAACATTGCCACTGGCGGTACTGTAAGTGCTGGTGGTAATATCACAGCCAACCCTTCCAGCTTCTTTATTGGTAATGGTTCACAGTTGACAGGTGTTACAGCCAGTTCAGCCAATGCTGAAACATTGACAGGCGTGTTCCTTGCACCAAATGTGCTTGCTTCAAGCCTAACCAGTGTTGGTGCATTGACAAGTTTGAGTGTTGTTGGTACAACAACCACTGGTAATTTGGCCACAGGCGGAACGGTAAGTGCAACATCAACTATCACAGGCGGTAACGTTGCAACAGGTGGAACAGTAAGTGCTACCGCAACAATCACTGGTGGCAATGTAGACACAGGTGGAACAGTGAGTGCCACTGGCAACATCACTGGTGGCAATATTGCAACAGCTGGTCAATTAAAAGGTGGCAACATTGTAATCTCAGGTGATGATATCACTGACACCAATGGTCGCGTAAACTTCAACACAGCCGGTGGTGATGTTGACTTTGCTGTCAACGGCGACACAGTGGCCAACGTGTTTTATATTGATGCAGGTACAGGAACAGCAAGTTTTGGTTCAGCAACACAAACCACAAACTCTGTTGTGGCGTTCAATGCAACCAACTCAATCTTGATGCCGGTTGGTAACACTCAACAACGTCCAGCAGGTGTAACAGGTCAGTTCCGTTTCAATACCACAATCAACAGTTTAGAATTGTATGACAACAGTGCTTGGGTAGCAGTTGGACAACCTGACTTTACATTGATTACTGATCAACAGTTCAACGGTGATGGATCCACTGCGGTGTTCACACTCAGTGCCAACGCCACAACAGCTGGATCGATTGTCAGTATCAACGGTGTACAACAGATTCCAACCATAGCCTATGCTGTAACAGGTACAACATTGACATTCACCGAAGCTCCTGCTGCAGGTGACTTGATTGACGTTCGTGTGTTGGTAACAACAACGCAAGTCTACAGTATCAGCAACAGTGCCGGTACAGCAGTAGTAGCCGTACAAGACGGTAGTAACGTTGTTGCAGTTACTGGAGACCTTAGTGTTGCTGGCACCATTATAGGCGGAAACATCAATAGTACTGCTATCACGTCTGGCACAAGTAACATGACAGTTGTTTCCAATGGTGGCAACATCCGCGCCAACATAGCAGGCACAACTGTACAAACAATCAGCGCAGGATTGGTAGCAATTCAAGGTGATTTGAGTGTGACAGGTAATGCAACGCTAAGTGGAAACATCTTGGGCGATCGTATCCAAAACGGTACAACCAGCTTTGATATCCAAACTGCCAGTGGCAATGCCAATATCAGTGTTGGTGGCACAAGTAACGTAGCAGTGTTCTCTACTGCAGGTTTAACATTGGGCACTGGATCACTCACAACCGGAAGTATTGTTAATGCTAATGCCAACGGTGTAGGTAATATTGGATCATCAACTAATGCTTTCAACACTGTATTTGCCAAAGCAACATCAGCACAATACGCTGACTTGGCTGAGAAATACACAGCTGACGCAGAGTATGCACCAGGAACAGTGGTATCGTTTGGCGGTGATGCTGAAGTTACTTTAGCTTCCGCAGATGCAGACCGCAAGGTTGCTGGCGTGGTGTCTACAAATCCAAGTTACATCATGAACAGTGAATGTGCTGGTGAGTTTGTTGCAACTGTAGCGTTGACAGGTCGTGTACCATGTCAAGTCACTGGTTCAGTCAAGAAAGGTGATTTGATGGTTGTTGCTGGAAATGGTAAGGCTCGTGCCGAAGCAGATCCAAAAGTTGGTACTGTGATTGGTAAAGCTCTTGCAGACAGCGAAGGCGATGCAACAATAGAAGTGGTAGTTGGACGCTTCTAAACTAGAATTAATCTAGTCAAAATAGGACTCTTCGGAGTCCTATTTTTTTGACTAAATATATCATAACATGGTGAAAAACAATGGCATTAACTAGACCCCGTGCTTCGCAAATCTATGACATAGATTACAAGCAAGCCACTCGAGTAATCACAGTCTCTAACATTGCTCTCAGTGGAGGAGCACCCAGTCTGGTTGACGGAGTCAATCTTTCCGTAAACGACCGCGTGTTGGTCACTGGTCAAACAACTCAATCACAAAATGGTATTTACGATGTTGACACAGTAGGATCTGGTTCCAACGGTACCTGGACTCGAAGTTCTGACACTAACGTCACTGGTGAATTACTGGCCGGAACCATTGTGATGGTCACAGAAGGATTGACATATGCTGACACACAGTGGAAACTGATAACCAATGATCCGATTATAATCGGTACATCATCGTTGGTATTTCAACAGAATTCGGCGTTTGCGTTCGGTAATGTGTATGCCAACAATACAGCAGTGTTGGCCACCGGTGTGGGCGATGTACTAACACTGTCAGCAGGCAACAATATCAGTATTGTTGGTAACAACACTAGTAAAACAGTTACAATTGGTGTAACTGGCATCAGTTTAAATTCAATATCTAACGGAACCTCCAATGTCAATGTTGTTAGTTCCAATGGTAATGTTACAGTCGGAGTCAACGGTGTTGGCAACGTAGCAGTGTTTAGTCCCAGTGGGATGTCAATAACTGGTAATATTTCCAGTGCTGGACTGTCTGTAACAACTGTAGTATCTGATCTTATACCAAAACAAGACGTAACCTACAGTTTAGGAAATGCCACGAATCGATGGGCAAACTTATATCTTTCTGGTAATACAATTTATCTAGGCAACAGTATTATTACTGAATCGGCAAACGGTGACCTGATCATTGACAATTCTGGAAGTTTTGCAGTACCCGTCGGAACAACCGCACAACGAAGCGAAGTGCTGGGTGCTATTCGATACAACACAACAGTGGGTGTATTTGAAACTTTTGACGGTGCTGGGTGGAATAGTTTAGCCTACGGCACAATTACTGATTTTCCGTTTGGCGACTATGGTGATTTACAGGGAGTAACCACAGATGCATTTGGTGTTTCGTTGGCACAAACATTTGATTGTAACAACGAAGGCACTATTTCTGTGACCAATCTTGGTGAAGGTGAACCCTATGTGGGCAGCTAAATATAAGATATAAGGGGAATTTATGCCAACAGTTGTACAATTCAGACGGGGAACAACCGCACAAAACAACAATTTTACCGGAGCTAATGGTGAAATTTCTGTAGACACTACTGATTTAACCTTGCGAGTTCACAATGGCAGTACTGTTGGCGGAAACCCATTGGCAACACAAACATACGTTAACAATGCCATTGGTGCGCTCAGTGCCAACTCAATCAGTTCCGGAACATCAAGTGTATCTATTATTGCATCAAACGGCAATATCCGTGCCAACATTGCTGGCACAACAGTACAGACTATCAGCACCGGACTGGTTGCAATCACTGGTGATTTAAGTGTATCGGGTAACGCAACGCTAAGTGGTAATATTCTTGGCGACAGAATACAAAATGGTACAACCACAATTGATATTCAAACACCTAGCGGCAATGCCAATATTAGTGTGGCCGGTACAAGTAACGTAGCAGTGTTCTCTACTACAGGTTTAACATTAGGCACTGGATCACTTACAGCTGGAAGCATTGTTAATGCTAATGCCAATGGCGTAGGTAATATTGGATCATCAACTAATGCTTTCAACACTGTATTTGCCAAAGCAACTTCTGCACAATACGCTGACTTAGCCGAAATGTATGTCAGTGATCAAGATTATCTTCCGGGTACTGTGGTGGAGTTTGGTGGCACACAAGAAATCACAATCACAACCCGCAGTCACTCAACAGCAGTGGCCGGTATTGTTTCTACCAACCCAAGTTATCTAATGAATTCAGCTCAAGCCGGGGACTATGTGTTGCCGGTAGCATTAACTGGTCGGGTTCCATGTCAGGTTCAAGGACCTGTACGCAAAGGTGATGTTTTAGTGTCATCTGCTACACCTGGTGTAGCACAACGTATTGGTGCAAATTGGCAACCCGGATGCGTACTGGGCAAAGCCATGGAAGAAATTGATTCATCCACGATTGAAACCATTGAAGTGGCTGTTGGACGTCTATGATCTCTCAGCGTTATCGTGCTGACTACACTGGCGAATTTCTTGTAACACAATCAAAGTGGGCTGCAGGAAAAAAAAGCCAGACACGAGAGTGGGTCGAAAACCCAATTGAAAATCAACACATAAGTGGTCGTGCTGTGTGTATTGGGTCTGATCACGACGCCGATCAATTTGATTACACACGACTACAGCGTCATCGTGGTGGACTGCTTGGCAGTAAAAAATTACAAACCTACGGGGTGGGTTTGGTTGCTAATCAAATGAGATTGGATTTTGCTGTTGAGACCGACGATCAGAGTCTCAAAGAGATCATTGATACTGACTACCATCAAGACAATGTGGTCTATACAACTCCTCGTAACTGTTTAAAATATCCTGGATTTTTTTATCTAATACCCCACAGTCCGGGTGTGGTCAAACAGGCCCTGGCATTGTATCTGGCTGCATTTGATGGACACAAAGAAATATTCATGATTGGTTATAATCAATATACCGCAGCTGGAAACTCAGCCTGGCAATCACAGGTAGCACAAGTGATGTCGGCATATTCAGGAACCAGATTTGTCATAGTTGGCATGCTACATCACGCACCGGATGCATGGTTGGAGTTTGCCAATGTGGAAAGAATGACCTACAGAGAATTTATTTCACACTGTGATGTGTAAATTGACTGTTCTATAGTTTCAATTTTACCACGAACCGCATCAAAATTCAGTGTTGACCACAGTCCAGGATGCATAGGTTTGGGCCATGAACCAGTGGCAATCCATGCCCATCCATGATGCTCTTCATTCAATGTAGGACAAAATTCTTTGGCTACACTGCAAAAAAATGTATGATATACAAATCCTGCATCCGCTGAAGTAAACTTCTCCACAGGAACAAGACGTAGATATTCGGGCATAGTACCCATTTCTTCTGTACATTCTCTTGTGATAGCTCCAATCAATGTTTCGCCATCTTCAATCTTGCCACCGGGTAACCCCCAAGTGTCTGGATGACGTGGATCATTGCGCAACAAATATAGATAACGTTGGGTAACAACAGAATAAAACCAAACACCCACTGCGTTTACAACACTAGACTCCATGTGCCTCCGGGGTATAAGCCTTGGTAACTCTTGATCCATACAGTACCATTCCATTCGTATTGAATACTGGTTGTGATATTTGTGACATATTGTACATTGCTGGGTGAATTTTCACTGTCAAAGCTGACTATCCATCGTTGACCGTCATACTCAACAATGTCGTTGGCCTGTGCTACCAAGGGTTGGCCACCTGTGCCTGCCCAGGAATCAGCATAGCCGTTGTCACTACCGGTGTCTTCGGTCAATAGATAACGTTGACCCGTTGCAGGTGCAACTAAACCAGCTCCGGGACCAGATCTTAATGGATCAATAACAGCCGTTACCGCAGACAATGTATTGGCCGGAATAGTGTCTTGATTGATACTGTACAACAAAAAGCGATCATCTGTGGGGTCAAATGCAACAGTTCCTGTTACTTCGGTTCCGTCTTCTTGTTCCAGTGTAATATAACTAATCCCCGGACGTATCACTCCAAAGTCTCCAATCACAGCCGACCATAATAAATTACTAGGAGGTGAGTCGGCTGGAGTCAAGCTGGTATTTGATTGGTCAACCACTTGTTGTGGACGTAAGGCCTGTAGTTTGTTGCCAATCAACAACACCTGATAGTTGTAAGGTGTAAACACCTGTCTGGTGCCCAACAGCAAATCGTTGTCCATTACAGCGTTTGACGCATCGCCGTTGGCATCATATACCGAAGCAATAATACGTTCTACCACACCCAACTTTTTAACTTTGGCCGGCGCTGAAATCCATATTGGCAAGGCAAATGTTAATGTGGCAATGTCTATGGGATTTTCTGTACCCACTGGTATGACCCTTGAAGTCCATTGAGTGCTTTCTAATTCAACCACACTCAAACTGGTCCAATCAATGTAGTTGTCTGTGCTTTGTATTTCCAGTGCAGGATTGAACAAGGTCAGCATCTGCTCCAACAATTGCATTTTTTGATTGGTGTTGGATGTCCAGATATCCAGTTTGATCGTGAGTTTGTAAGGCACTGGCATCAAACGTTCTATGGTAAATGCATTGCCTTGAGTGACTTCGTATGTGTCTGTGGCAGTATCATAGGTGCGTTGTCTTACAGCAATCTTACTGATATGATAGGGCTCTTGCATTCTAGGTCGATCATAGTCCAACCCGGAAATATAAAAAGTCATTTGCGGAGTGCTGGGCATAAATCCTGCAGAGTTATTTTGCACCACTGTTTGGGCCTGTCGTGTAAAGTCACCATACTTAACCGGAACACGAATCAATGTATGTGCAGTGCCTTCTTCGTTGCGACCGTATTCAACTTCAAAGTTGTTGAAAATTCTTGCAAACTGCAACAAGAATCTTCGTATTTGTTCATCATAAAAAAAGTTTGGACCTGCCATAATTAACCGCCGTTGTCTGCTCTAGGTTTAAGTATTTCAGAAAGACTCTGTCTACTTGGAATTGATCCACGATCAGTTGTGGCCACGTTGCCTGTGTTGTTGACAAAACTTGCACGCTGTGTCTGTGCACCAGTTGCATAGTTAAGATCAGTGCGTACCTTTTCTTCAATCTTGATCCATGTGCGACCGTTGAATCTAAACAATCGATTTGGAAAGTAATCCAAGCGTAAGGCATAATCTCCGGCAACTGGATTTGTGGGAAAACTTACTCCCGGAGTCACGGGTAATCCATTGGGCGCAATGCCGTCCCCAGTTAAGTATCCTAATGTGTATCCATCTGCTCGGGGAGTAGTACCTTCTGCACCTTCGGTACCATCAACTGTGACTCTTGTGTTATCTACTGTGGCACCAGCCTGTGCAGGTTGGCCATCCACTGTGGTTGGAAGAATATAGAACTTGACAGTGTCGTATCCACTGAGTGGAAGTTCGGCATAGGCCTGTGTGATAATAGCATCGTTGATGGCCAAATCTCTTGGACGAGTGCTGGTTTGTTCTCCCTGTGTTGGAGGATCAGTTGGGCGCCAGTAATCGGTATCGGTAATATCTGTGCCAGGTGGAACAGGTTGCGTACTGATGTACCATGTATCACCGTTGTTGACAATAGTTCCACCAGGATAGAAATTACCAGGATCCCATATGTTGTCTGGTCCAGCCGGTTGATTGATAATGTCCTGATATTCTTGAGCATTGACCATGGGTGTGGCTTTTACACGCCATAGATGAGGCAACCATGTTTGACTAAATCCTTCAGAGGCATAGGCAGCATCTTGTATCACATAGTACCTTGGCACAGCTTTGTAAATACCAGCCGCATCCAACGGATAGTAATCTTTTAAGTTTGGTACTTCTATCACATCACCGCTCATGAGCTTACGACCAAATGTGTCAATCATGTCGTTGAAGTGGAATGTGATAAACAATGTGTCGTTGTTTAAAAATAAACCAAACTGTGTTAAATCAAAGTCAACATCTTGTGTTCTATAAACGCCGCGCAGGATGTAAATGTCAGGATCGTATGCGCGGTCTCTGTTTTCCCCCAACAACAAATCTTCAATGAACAGGGGATTTTGCTCATCGTACACAGGTATGGTAGCATCGTTGTCTCCTACATCGCCTGTTTTTGGACCTAGATATTTGTGGATATAAAGATCCAGTCCGCCCACGGTGTACATTTCACTGATAGTACGATCTAAGAACTTATAGTCGTTGGTTCTGTTGGGACGGTAAAGGCTAAGTCTTGGCATAGTACACTATTTATGGGCAGATTGACCAGTAATGACAAACTATGTATAATTACAAAATGGACTACGATAAACGCATAGATGTTGCCTACAGCCAAATTGGCTCTGTAAAAAGCAAGGTAGCTCGTAGAGATTTGTTGATCATGCTGAGATCCACAGAAGCAGCTTATACTGAATTGGACAAAGAAAGTGTGGAGTGTCGTAGACTCCGAAAAGAAACTATCAAATATCAAGAACTGCTTCAAAACTTTGAAGAATTACTGGCTCATTTGGAAAAGCATATTACCTTTGCTAGTTTACTAAATTAACATAATCAAGTATAATACAAACTATGATCAAATCTAAAACACAACAAATCAAACTTCTTAACCCAAAAGGCGCAGAGATCAAATATACCGGCGGCGAACCCGAATGGAGAGTTCAGCCTGAAGACAACCGAGTCAGTGCATTGTCGGCGGGATTTGCCTGGTACAACTATCACTATGGCAAGAAAGATGCCAAAGACATGATTGTGCATTGGTTGGAACACAACGATCGTTCCAAAGATGCTCGAAAGATCAGAGCAATACCAGACAGCCAAATAAGACTGACTCCGGCCTGGGTGTGTCGAATGAATTTAGTTGGTTTGAAGTTAACGGATCGTGAGTTATTGCAAATCAATGAACAAATTGACACCATGCTCCGAATCAAAGACGAAGTCAAGATTGTGGTCACCGAAGAAGAAACAGAACAGAACCGAGTGACCATTCAAGATCGTCTTAAAGAAAAAGTTAGTGAGTGTGCTGGCGAACTTGAAGGTGTGTTTGATGAGTTTGTGGCCGATGGTGCAAAAATGTCTGCAAACATCAAGCCCATTGCTACCATTCGCGGAATGAATGTGGCACCACAGATGATCAGCAATATCAGCAATATTTGGAAACAACGTCTGTCAGAATTTGAAGAAGCAGTAGAAGGTCGAGACAGCGACCTAGTAGAAGGATATTCAAACTTTTCAAAAATACAGTTACGCAACATGATCAAATTCTGTGAAACAGTGATCAATGATTGTAACGCATATGTACAGATCAAAAAAGTAGAACGCAAACCACGTGCCAAAAAAGCAGTGAGTCCAGAAACGCAAGCACGCAAGTTCAAATACCTAAAAGCATTCGAAGAACTCAAACTTGAAAGCGAACCACCAGCACGTTTGGTTGGAGCAAACGAAGCTTGGTTGTACGACACTAAAAAACGCAAGCTGATCTACGTTGTAGCAGACACACACATTGGTGAAATTACAGTTAAGAACAATATGTTGTTGGGATTTGATGCAGCCGTCACAGTACAAAAAACTCTACGTAAGCCAGCAGATCAAATACGAGCATTGTTAGCAGGTGGAAAACCAGCGGCTCGCAAGTATTTCAAAGATATCCGAGCCACAGATACCAAATTCAACGGTAGAGGCACTGAGAACATGATCATCCTTAGAGCTGGTAAATAATAGGAACTGGAGTTCCTAATATATGTCTTTACCTGAATCAACACTTGATACCCTAAAACAAAATCTCATTGAGTATGTACGACTACAACTTGGAGATCAAATTGTTGATATTGAGTTAGATGCTGAACATTTTGAAGCGGCCTATCAAAAGACTATTGGAACTTATCGTCAGCGTGCCCAAGCAGCCTATGAAGAAAGTTACAACTATTTAGAGCTTGTAAAAGACGTAAGCATCTATACATTGCCCCAGGAAGTCATTCAAGTACGTCAGGTTTTCCGTAGGACATTTGGTGACTCAACCGGACCGTTTGCATCAAACTTTGATCCGTTTACACAGGCCTCAATGAACGTTTATTTAATGAACTTCAACGTAGCTGGCGGACTTGCCACCTACGATTTCTATACACAATATGTAGAACTGGCAGCACGTATGTTTGGTGGCTATATGAATTATACCTGGAATCCAGTGACCAAAAAAATTCAACTGATTCGAGACCCTAAAGGCTCAGGAGAAAATGTCTTGCTTTGGACCTACAACCTAAAACCAGAAATCAACTTGCTCAGTGATTTTCAAATCAGCCAGTGGATCCGGGATTATATGGTTGCTAATTGCAAATACATCATTGGCGAAGCTCGTGAAAAGTTTGGTACTATTGCTGGTCCACAGGGCGGTGGTACACTAAACGGTTCTGCTATGAAGTCAGAAGGACAGATGGCCATGGATAAGTGTCTTGAAGATCTTAAAAATTATGTTGATTCTTCACAGCCACTGACCTGGGTAATCGGCTAACGCACTCTAGACACAGAACTAAAACAGTGCTACAATAGCACTATGAGTTCACATTTAATGATTGACATCGAAGGCCTGGGCACTGGTCCAGATGCCGCTATTTTGACCATAGCTGCCCAGAGCTTTGATCCTTTTGGAACTGGTCATTATAACCGTCATTATTATGCTCGTATCACTTTGGAAAGTCAGGAAAACCGTTGTATACAGGATGATACCCTGGCTTGGTGGGCAACTCAACCTCTAGCACAAGCTGAAGCATTTGCCGAAGAGGATCGTGTTCCATTGGATCAAGCTCTAGACGAACTATATCGGCTAGCCTGGCAACACGATTATATCTGGGCACAAGGCCCTACATACGATATAAACATCCTGGAACATGCGTACAAAAGTTACAATAAAACACAACCGTGGAAGTTTTACCGTATTAGAGACAGCAGAACAGTGTTGAGCCTTTGGCCAGACCGTCCTGTACCTCCTACCAGTCACCACGCTCTAGAAGACACTCGCAAGCAAATTGATATTTTACAACAAACATTCAAACATTTAAACGTCAAGGGGATGAGATGATTCAGACAATGGTCAATGGCTGTAGTCATATTGCTGGCACAGAGTTGGATCCTAATTTAGATCTAGCTTGTAAACTGACCTGGCCAAATCTAAACAAAAATTGGTCGATTAATAATATTGCTCATGCTGGTTCTTCTAACGATGCTATCACACGAACAACTATTGATTATTTAGAAAAAAATCCAGTTGATTTTGTTTGTATACAGTGGGCCATCTTTGAAAGAATAGAATTACAAATCCCCTTTTACAAAGAACATCAAGTACATGAACCTTGGTTTAGTATCCATAGCAGAGATGCTGAACTTGATCAAGACATTAATCGCAATGGCAAATTTATGAAAGACATTGCTAGAAACATATTTTTAAAACAATTTGATACAGATTGGTTTTTTAATTACAATATGTACAGTATTTTGGCCATGCAACAGTATCTTGTTAACAATCAAATTGATTATATTTTTGTATTCACAGATTGGCCTCAGAAAAGAACAGATCCGCGATTTAAGTTATTAAACAAAGAGAAAGTTTTCAATCAGTCATGGTATGATTTTTGTAGTAATGGACACTATAACAAATTAGATGGTATGCATTATGAACTTAAAGCGCACCAAGATTTTTATCAGTCAATAGAAGGATTTTTATGATTATTGGAGTATGCGGATTTATAGGCACAGGCAAAGATACTATTGCAGACTATCTTGTAAATATACATCAATTTAGACGAGAGTCATTTGCCAACACTCTCAAAGATGCTGTAGCCTCGGTGTTCGGATGGGATCGTGAGCTTATTGAAGGGCGTACTAGACAAGCACGTGAATGGCGCGAACAAGTGGATCCTTGGTGGGCCTCCCGGTTGGACATGCCCAACTTGACTCCACGGTGGGTACTGCAATACTGGGGCACAGAAGTATGTCGTCGAACATTTCACGACAATATCTGGATTGCCAGTTTAGAAAACAAACTACGTAACAGTAGCGATGACATTGTGATCAGCGATTGCAGATTCCCCAACGAAATCAACAGTATTAAAAATGCCGGCGGAATTGTGGTGCGTGTTGCCCGTGGACCAGATCCAGCCTGGTACAACACTGCTGTAGGCGCCAACGCTGGAATTTCGTCCGATCAAGCACTGCTCAAACAGCTAGTAGTTCATGCTTCTGAAACTGCATGGGCTGGAACAGACTTTGACACAGTGTTGGACAACAACGGATCTCTAGATCACTTGTACACTCAGATCACAGATCTGGTTCAAGGTCTCCGGGTCGCCAAGTCAAATCCTGCCTAGGAATCTCAATGGTACAATTCAAACACACAGTTTTTAAGTTTCGCAAATTGGCATTGTGCAAATTGCCATCCACATAGTAAACCAACAACTGTGCTGAATATTTTGCTCTAAAGCCACATCGATCACATGTGGTTTTTTTCTTATAGCCTGCTGCTTGCCACGTGGGAGTCGGCGGCTTGATTTTTTTATTCTTCTTGACGCAGGTCTCGCACCTACTGCGATAGTGTGGTATACCAACGCTATAGTAGTTTACAGCACACAATCGTTGCTGACAAGCCGGGCACAAAGGTCTTTTCATGCTGTATTTAACACAAAACCTTTGGCAAAGGGCAACAATACATCACTCTTTTGAGACGATACGATAAATATCTATAACTTAGAAAAAGGAATTACCATGGCACTATTATCACCAGGCGTAGAAGTAACAGTTATTGACGAAAGTCAATATATCCCTGCAGCTACCAACTCGGTCCCCTATATTTTAATCGCCACTGCACAGAACAAAATTTCTGGCACAGGCGCAGGTGTTGCCGCAGGTACATTGGCCGCCAATGCTAACAGAGTGTACTTGATTGACAGTCAACGTGATTTGGCTGCTACATTTGGCAATCCATTCTTTTACAAAACCACAGCTGGTACACCAATCAACGGTTACGAGCTAAACGAATATGGCTTGTTGGCCGCGTACTCAGCATTGGGTGTAACTAATCGTGCTTACGTTCAACGTGCAGACATTGATCTAGCAGAACTTACTGCTACACTAACACGTCCAACAGGTAACCCTGATAACGGAACATACTGGCTAGACACAGCAAATACTGTGTGGGGTATTTTTCAGTGGAACATTACAACTGGTGCATTTACCAACCAAGTACCTCTAGTTATTACCGACTCAGCAGATTTAGTACCCAGTTCAACTGTGCCTTTACAAAGCATTGGTAGCATTGGAGATTATGCAATCACAGCAACCAACTTGAACAATCCTGGATATTTCAAACGTGGCGGCCCTACTTCTAGTCAAACCAGTGCCACATCAATTAGTGTTTTATACAATACCTGGGTACAAGTTGGCAGCAATGAATGGAAAACATCATGGCCTACAATCCAAGGCACATTGGCTCCATCAACTCTCAGTGCTGGCAGTATCATCATCAATGGAACTACCGTTACTATCACCAACGGTTCTACAGTAAACACTTTGGCAAACTCAATCAACTCTGCCAGCATCACTGGTGTATATGCTGCCACAATTGATGGTAAATTAACAATCTATGCAGACTCAACTGCTCAAGCAGATGGCAGTACATTAGGCGAAGGCATTGTTGAAATTGACAACGGATCAGGAACACCTTTGGCAAGTTTGGGTATTACAGCCACTGCCAGCTCAACTTATTATTTTGCTCCTGCATTCCAGGCCAGCCCACACTACACAGTACCACGCTGGGGTTCTAGTCAAACAACTCCGGAGCCAACAGGATCAGTATGGCAAAAAACAACCAATGTAAATCTTGGTGCAAACATTGTGATCAAGAAGTTCAATTCAACGCTTGGAACATTTATTCAACAATCGTGTCCAATCTTTGCTACTCAGCACGAGGCATTGTATGTTCTTGATCCTGCAGGTGGCGGAGTCAATATTCCAGTAGGTACAACTTTTGCAAGATTAAATCCAACATTTGCTAGCCCTGATACATTGGGTTTGATAATTCTTGAATCGTTTGCCACCGGGTCTGTGAACATCACTGGGTCTAACACAGCTCCTACATTTGTATCTGGTAACCGGTTCACAATTACAGCCAGTGTTCCGGGGGTATCGGCACTACCGTCACCGGTCACAGCCATACTGAGTGGAACTACAGCCTCTGCGTTTGTGACAGCAGTGTCGGCTGCTGTGGGAACCACAACATTTGCACCATATGTAAGCGCAAGCGTCAACAGTGATGGGGCCATTGTATTCACTCACAGTGCAGGCGGCGAAATTGTGTTGACTCCGGTAGCAGGCCAAGGCACACCAATTTCAACAGCAGGATTCAATACTAGTATTGAAGGAGTCCGAGTAGGTGGTTCCACAGCTGGCCAGTTGGTTCTTTCTAATTTTACAGACTCTACCATTGGATTTTCCTACACTGCTAGTTCAACAGCACCAGATCAAGATCCAGCCGACGGACGTCTGTGGTACTATTCAGCAACAAATCAAGCTGATATCATGATTCAAAACAACGGAGCATGGTTTGGCTATCAAAACGTTGTAAACGATGTGCGTGGTGATAATTTGAGTTTAACCAATGCCTCAGGACCACAGTTCAGTGCAACAGCACCAACAACTCAAAACAACACAGCACAGAGTCCATTGCAATATGGCGACTTATGGATTGATACCAGCGATTTAGAAAACTATCCAGTGATCAATCGTTGGAGTTTGGTTGATGGAGTTGACCAGTGGGTAACTTTGGACAACACAGATCAAACCACAGAAAATGGTGTGTTGTTTGCAGATGCACGTTGGGCAACCAATGGCACAACCGATCCAATCACAGGAGCTATTCCAACAATCACAAGTTTGTTGACTTCAAACTATTTGGACCTAGATGCACCGGATCCTTCACTATTTCCACAGGGCATGTTGTTGTTCAACACACGCCGTTCAGGATTCAACGTCAAATCATTCCAGGTAGATTATTTCAATGCCACTGCTTTCCCAGATGATGTATTGCCCACACAAACCAATGCATGGGTAACAGCATCAGGCAACAAAGCCAATGGATCACCCTACATGGGTCGTCAAGCTCAACGTGCTTTGATAGTGTCGGCTCTCAAAGCCGGTATTGATGCCAACATTGAGGTTCGTGAGGAACAACGTCAGTTTAACTTGATTGCATGTCCGCAATATCCAGAACTAATGATCAACATGGTTGCACTCAACAACGAACGCAACAACACAGCATTTGTAATTGGTGATACACCATTGAGATTGGGCCCAGACAGTGCAGAAATTACCAATTGGGCAACCAACAATGGCGGAGCTGGTACTGCAACAGAAGACGGCTTAAACGTTTCTGATGTGTATTTGGGAGTGTTTTACCCAAGTTGCCAAACAACAGATTTATCAGGCTCACCGGTGGTACAACCACCAAGCCACATGATGATCCGTACTATTATTCGCAGTGACGAAGTGGCATTTCCATGGTTGGCACCGGCCGGTACACGTCGTGGAGTGATTGACAATGCTGCACGTATTGGTTATGTTAACTCTGCCACAGGTGAATTTGAATCAATTGGTGTACGTCAAGGTCTACGTGACGTGCTGTACGAACAAGATATCAATCCAATTACATTTGTACCGGGTATTGGTATCACCAACTTTGGTAACAAGACTGTCACTAATGTGGCCACAGCGATGGATCGTATCAACGTAGCACGTTTGGTAGCATTTATTCGTGGTAGATTGACAGAAATTGCCAAAACATTCTTGTTTGAACCCAACGATCAAATCACTAGAAATGAGATCAAGAACTCCATTGATAGTTTGATGATTGACTTGGTAAACAAACGCGGTATCTATGATTACCTAGTGGTCTGTGACTTGACCAATAATACACCAACACGTATTGATGCCAATGAATTGTATGTTGACATTGCAATTGAGCCAGTCAAAGCAGTTGAATTTATCTACATTCCATTGCGCATCAAGAACACTGGAGAAATTTCAAGTAGCTTGTCAACAGTGGCTACAGCGAGTTAATCAACGATGACAGTAAAGAAGATAGGGCCTATTTTGAGCCCTATTTTTTTCCGGCCACAAAGGCCATAAATAAATGTATAACAGGAGAACAAAATGGCCGTTTCATCACTAACTAGAATGACAGTGCCTTTGGCAAGTGATCAGAGTAATCCAACCCAAGGTCTGTTGATGCCTAAACTAAAATATCGCTTTAGAGTGATATTTGAAAACTTTGGTGTATCAACACCAAGAACAGAATTAACCAAACAGGTTATGGATTTCACACGTCCTTCAGTAAGTTTTGAAGAAATGGTGTTGGACATTTATAACTCAAAGATTAAATTAGCCGGTAAACACTCATGGGACGATTTAACATGTAATTTACGCGATGACGCAGGCGGCCAAGTCAGCCGTTTGGTTGGTGAGCAGTTGCAAAAGCAATTGGACTTTATGGAGCAAGCATCGGCTGCCTCAGGTATTGACTATAAGTTCTTGACACGATTTGAAGTGTTGGATGGTGGCAATGGCACATTTGAACCAGTGGCGTTGGAAACTTGGGAAATCTACGGTTGCTATGTTAAAGCAGTCAACTACAACGACATGAATTATGCATCAAGTGAAGCTGCAACAGTGTCAATGACCATTGCATTTGACAACGCTGTACAGACTCCGCAAGGTCAAGGTGTTGGTACACTGGTTGGTCGTACCATTGGCGATGTTGCCACAGGCTAATAGCCGATGAGCTTTGGGCAAGACTTTTTAAAAGGATTTATTGGCGCAGACGGATTAAAAGATTACGCCCACGCCAGTAAAACCTTTTTAACCAATGGATACGAACTTGCCCCTCGTACCAAGTTCTTATTTCATGTTTACTTCACAATCAACACAGCAGTTCCAGAGTTGCGAGCCATATATGGTGGTCAAGAATCTGCCACAATTGGATTGCTGGTCAAAACAGTACAGCTTCCAAACTACACAATTCAAGTAGACACCTTAAATCAATACAATCGCAAGCGTTTAGTGCAGAGCAAGATTGATTACAATCCTGTCACAGTTGAGTTTCATGATGACGGCGGTGACGTAGTTCGTACCATGTGGTACAACTATTTCTCATACTATTACAAAGATCCAAGTCAAAAATACGACAACGTGACCAATACCAATGGTGTCATGGCACAGTTGTTTGGCACACCAGCTGGATTCAACTACAACTCCAGAGACATCTACGACAACAGCCGTACAGTCAACGACTGGGGCTATATTGGCGAAAGTTATGCAGATGGCTACAGCTTTCCTCCTGGTGGCTCATTGAGCAATGCTGGAAAACCACCGTTCTTTAGAGATATCAGAATTTACGGACTAAACCAGCGAACTTTTGCCGAATATGTTTTGATCAACCCAATGATTACTGAGTGGCAACACGACACCTATGATTACAGTCAGGGCAACGGCATGATGACTCATCGCATGACTATGCGTTATGAAACTGTGAAATACATGAGTGGTGCTGTGGGCGGCGTCAGACCTGATACCAACGTTGTGGGCTTTGCAGATCCTGCCTATTATGATACTGTGCGTAGTTCAATTAGTCGTCTGGGTAGCAATGCCACAGTGTTAGGTCGCGGTGGATTGATTGATGCCGGAGTGGGCATCGTTACAGATTTACAGAGTGGTGGTGTTGCTGGCATTGTGGGAGCGTTGCAAAAAGCTGGCACAGCATACGGAACATTCAAAGACAAAAACATTCGTAGCATAGTTAACCAAGAAGTCAAAGACAGTGCAAGAACAATTCTCAAAACAAGTCTGCCCGGAGCAACTAGAGCTGCTATTGGCACAACAGCAACCAGCAGAAGTCCGGCTCAACGCGGCTTGCTGGATGGTATATTTTTCCCAACTCCCCCTCGAGGTTAAACCATGAGTACCATAAACGAAGTCAACCCAAAAATTGATCAAACTGTTGAAATATTTGATCGATTCTACGACTACAGTGCCAATGTACCTGCCATGGAATACGACATTGTGTTGAGCTATTTTCGTAGTGTGTTTACCACAACCTTGGCTGCTGAGAATTTTACCACGTCGCTGTTTAGAGTGGCTGAAGAAAGCAACACACCGGTGCTCACTCTGCTTCAAAGCATGGAAGGTCAAAACTCAGTGCAATTGACCATTTCCATGGCCTATTACTTGAACAGTCTTCGTAGCCCAGCTACCTTGTTGGGAGTATTACAACCCACAACGCCAAACTACTACACAGCTAGAAATGTAAGACAATGAGCAAGTTTGCACAAGGCGCCTACGTAGTCAAAAACAAACAAAAGTATGTGGGCAAAGGCGCACCTCGTTATAGATCTGGTTGGGAACATGCATTTATGAGATTTCTTGACAACAACGACAACATACTACAGTGGGCCAGTGAGTCAATTTCAATTCCTTATCGTAACCCCATTACAGGCAAACAAAGTATCTATGTTCCGGACTTCTTGATTACCTACAAAAATCGCAACAATCAAATGATAGCAGAAGTAATTGAGATCAAACCCAAAAAACAAAGCATAGTTGAATCAAAAATGAAAGCCAATGAGCGTGCTGTTGTGGCCGTGAATTATGCCAAATGGGATTCTGCAACCAAGTGGTGTAAAAAGCAGGGGTTGATATTCCGAGTCATCACCGAAGATGACATGTTCAAAAACGGCAACAAATAAGCATAACCCATATTATACCACAATAAATATGGTATGACAAGAAAATTAGAATCGTTGTTTGATTTACCCCCCAGCGGATTTGATTCTGAAACTCCAGCGGATACTGTGGTCGTTCCTGTGACAAAAACTGCTCTAGCAGAAATTGACGATACCATTGACAAAATTGATGCGGCTTTGCCCAGTGTGCAGGGCCTGGACAGCAGTGACGAAGAAATGGATGAACTTGCCAAAAAAGCCACGGAAACATTTGATGATTTGATGGATCTTGGAATGCAGGTTGATAGCCGTTATGCCAGCGAAATCTTTGCTGTGGCTGGTGCTATGTTGGGACACGCACTCACAGCCAAAACTGCCAAACTAAACAAAAAACTAAAAATGGTTGATCTACAAATGAAGAAACTAAAACTAGATCAAGACCGCGAAAAAAATGCCAATGCAGATGGCAATGTCCCAATGGAAACCGCAGAAGGACAAGTACTGAGTCGCAATGATCTACTGGAACGCTTGATTGGCAACAGAGATCAAAAGTCAAAAGACTGATAAATATCGTATAGGAAACTGACATGAAAAAATTTAACGAATACCTTGCAGAATCACAAAGAGTCTACAATTATCGCATCAAAATTGTAGGGGACGTACCATCGGGCTTTGTCAAAGCACTGGAAGAGAAACTCAAGCAGTTTGATCCTGCCAAGATCTCTGATGTAAAGACAACTCCAGTACAACTTAACCCAGCAGAATTTCCAGCCTACAACAACGAGCGTGTGAGCCATATGGATTGTGAATTCCGCTATCCTGCGATTGAGCCACAGATACAACAAATTGCTCAGTTGTTGGGACTAGATCCTAATCGTATTCGTATGTTGACAGTTCCATACGAAGATTCCATGAATCAAGAGCGTGTAGATGTTGAAGAACAAAACAAAGATTTGTTGACAGACACAGACTATCCTGCTCCCAACAAAGAACAAAAAGCTCTAAGCAAAGATTACTCAACTGGTCCTTATGATCATGCTGTGTTGAAAAATGCTTATCGTAGCAACTTTGAAATTGCTGGAGGCAAGACTCCACCTGCAACAACAACAAACGATTTACCCATGGGCGACACAAGCCCAATGAGCACAATCAAGCGCCCAGCACGGCCACTAACTGGTAGAAACCCAAGAGGATAATTGATATGACATTTTTTTACGACCTAAACAAACGCATGGCTGAATTGGCCACTAAACAAAATTTAGCAGAAGGCAAACAGGCCAAGCCAGACTTCTTGGACATTGACAAAGACGGCGACCGTAAAGAGCCAATGAAAAAAGCTGCCAAAGAAAAAGATCTTGACGAAGCCAGTTACAGTGCTACGTCTGCTCGTGCCGGCAAAGACATTGGTAAGCCAGGCAAAGCATTTGGTACTATTGCCAAAGATGCAGCTGGACGTTATGGTTCAAAAGAAGCTGGTGAGCGTGTGGCTGGTGCTGTGTTGAAAAAACTACGTGCCAAAGAAGATGTCAGTGAAGCTGAAATGGACGAAAGTGCATTGCAAGCATATTTGGGCAAGAAAAAATACGGTGAGCAAGGTATGAAGGCCTTGCAACAGGCTGGCCGTGATGGAGCCAGCAAACAAAAGATGGCCAGCATTCGTGCCAAGCACAACAAGATGGATGAAGCCGAGATGGAAGAAGGCAATGAGTTTTCAGGCGAGTTGGTCAAGGCACGTGCTCAAGGTGCCAAGGAATTTGAAGTAGATGGCAAAACATATCCTGTCAAAGAAGCCAAAGCCAAAAAAGACAAACCAAAAAATGTATTTGATCCAGAAGTGGCACGTAAAATGTTTGAACCTGAAAAAGGCACTGGCAAATTTGACAAGAAACAAATTTCCACAGGTACAGTGTACACTCGTCGCTACGAGGAAGAGCCCGACGAGGACGAAGACAGTGATACACCAAAGAAAAAAGGTCGCAAGACTGTGGGCGCAGGCAAAGGCAAGAAGCTTGGTGCCAAAAGCCGCGGCACAAGCAAGTTGGCCAGCAAAGGGTCAATTGCAGAAGATAGCACTATGAACTTGGTAGTTCGAGCCACTGGTTATGCAGCAGACTTGATCAACCGTATGCAACAAAACGGTCAAGTTGAGCCCAAAGAACTAATGACTAAATTGCGTGCAATACACAAAATTCTCAGTCAAGTTCAAGGCGGTAATGCAGTGACTATTTCCGAAGACGACACAATTCCTTTGGTAGACAAAGGCGAATATGATCGTGAAGGCGAAATGGCCAAACAACAGATTCACACTATTATGCGTGCGGCCAAACAATTGCACGGTATGTTGGGTGATGACGACAATCTGCCAGAGTGGGTACAAAAGAAAATTACGTTGGCACAAAACTACATTGATGGTGTAAGTGATTACATGACCAGTGTTGATGCTGAACGTGACGAAGAGCAACCCATTGCAGAAAAAGCCGTGAGCCAGGCACAACGCAAAGCCGCTGGCATTGCCTATGCTGCTGCCAAAGGAGAAATTCCTAAATCAGAATTGCGTGGTGCATCAAAAGAAATGGCCAAGATGCCTGCTGGTGAATTAAAGAAATTTGCCACAACCAAAGAAAAAGATTTGCCAAAGAAAGTCAAAGAAGCTGATGCAGAACCCAAAGCCAAAAAAACTGGCGGTATTGAATTTGGCAAAGGTGTTTACGAAAGCATCAACAGCCGTGTTGAAAACATGATTGCCGAAGGCATGAATGTGTCAGTGAACATGAGCATGGGTTCAGATGGAGAACCAACTAAAAATATCACCGTCAGTGCCGAAGGTGCTGAAGCTGAAACATTGGCACAGTTGTTGAATTTGGCTGGTATGAAATCCAGCAGTTGCGGCTGTGGTCAAACACCATGCGGTTGCGACAAAGTTGAAGAAGCCTATGGCAACACAGATCCAACTGAAAATGCACCTGACTATCCTACAGATGCAGAAACCACAGGTGAGGATGATGCGCTGTTACGCCGTTGGGCAGGTGGATTGAACAAGCCTAAGTCAACAGGTCAAACAACTATCCCAGTGATTGCCAGTCAAACTGATCGTCAAGTCAGCGAACAAGCTGTTGCTGACAAGTTGGGCATGAACCTGTATGCAGAACTAAAGCAGTTCAAGGCCCGTTAATATGAAAAGTCTACGAGACTATCTAGCAGAGTCAGAATATCGCGCACTCAATCCTGTCAAGGGTGATGACTTTGTGTTTGAGTTTGATGATGGTACTGCGGTTGAAACTTATATTCTTGAAGCGTCAGCTGATGAAATTTTGGTGGATGCCACAGAAGAAACCTGGGCTGTGATGGAACAGTGGATGGGCTTTGAACACATCCTGTCTGAAGGTATCCAGTGCGAAGCAGAACTAGAGGATGATTCAATAACCGAAGGTGCTGTAAAACACATGATGCACAAAGACGCGGAACAGATGAGTCGTGATGAATTTGTGGACAAGTACGGTGAAGAGAACGGTGAGTTTTGGGACAACATCAATGCAGAGTTAGATGAAGATCAAGGTGCCGGCGAAGTCATGGCCAAAGCTGCCGACGAAGCTCCAGTGGACACCATGGAAGCTGAATATCAAGGTCGTAGTGTCACACTCAACAAACCCACTAGAGGGGACCAAAAAAAATTCAAGGTCTATGTTCGAGATCCAAAGACTGGCAATGTCAAAAAAGTAAACTTTGGACACGGTGGCAAAACAGCCAAACGACTTGGTCAAAAGACCATGAAGATCAAAAAGTCTAACCCTGCACGACGTAAAAGTTTTAGAGCAAGACACAACTGTGCCAATCCAGGTCCTCGTACAGGTGCCAGATATTGGTCTTGCAGAGCTTGGTAAACTAAAGCAAGTTATTGGAATAGACTAAATAATAGTATGAAAACATACTATGTCTATCTCTTAACCGATCCTCGAAATAATCACGAAGTTTTTTACTGTGGCAAAGGCACCGGCGATCGGTGGAAAAGTCATCTTGGCCATTGGTCAGGTAACGGTAAAAATAATCCAACAGAAAATAAAATTAAAAAAATACAAGCAGAAGGATTACAACCTGGTGTGATGCTTCTACATGAAAATATTGTAGATGAGAATGAAGCCTACCGTCTTGAAGAAAACTACATTAGAGATCATTTTGATAAACTTACAAATCTTAAAATAGAAGCAAAACCGCCATCATGTAAAGGAAGACCAGGTTGGAACAAAGGTAAACAACTTTCTAAAGAACATAGAGAGAATATATCTAATGGTTTACTTGGAACTAAACGTGGTAGTTATTCTATTGAACACAAAAAAGCAATAAGCGAAAGTTTAAAAAAAGAAAAACATCCTATGTGGGGTAAGCCAGCACTAAATCGCAAAACTATTATTGAAAAGACTACTAACACAGTTTACACTGATCAAATAACAGCATCAAAAATTTTAGGATTACGGCAGGGAGATATTGCTAACTGTTTAGCTGGCCGCCAAAAGAGTACCAAAGGTTTTAAGTTTGCGTACCAACACAACTAAATAAACAACATTAGAGAACAAAGGAATAAATTTATGCCACAAGCCAACGTATATACATCAGTAGCAAATGCTCAATGGTACACAGACAAAGCCAGTATCAGCACTGGCAACACCGCAGTTACGTTTAATGTATATGCTACTGCATTGGGCACTGTAGCAGCTGTGGGCAATATCTACTCAAATGCTGTTAGCGTTCCTGCGTCAAGCACACAAGAAATTTATGTTGGCGTTGGCAATCGTTTGACAGTAACCGGAGCAAACTTCACAGCACAAGAACTAGGCACAGCCAGTTCAGCACAGGCCGGAGTTATTGGTCAAGGCAGTTACTAACCGATGAGAGCTGCGGAATTTATTACGGAAGATACAGTACATAATGGGTTTACTCCTCGCCTAAGTGCGCATCATGCTATGCCAGGAGCTCATAGAGTGGGCGGTACTGCAGATAGATTGTATGATTTAAATAGAATTATGATGTATGTGGCCAGTTCAGATGGTGACAATGAAGTGGACTTAGACTATGAATCTTGGGCTGGAAAAAATACATTGGCATTTCCGTACACAGAACATGAGCTCAAGATGTTGAAAAAAGCATACAAGCACTTGGGTATTAGGTGGGATGATGTATTGCACCCAAATCCAGATAATCAAAGTCAGGAAGTACCTGGCAAAATACAGACCCAAAGCCCGGTCAAAGGATTCAAAGGATACCCAAGGTGAGAGCTAGAGAATTTATTACAGAACAGGCCAATCTTCCTCCCGAGCTGGCCGAACCAATGCGTTACACCTATGTACTTCCAGGACTAAGTGCTGCTGATCCTTACAAAAACTATCGTTTTGGAGTGGCCCTGGCTCGAGCAAGAAGTGATGCTGGTACCGACGGGTTAACCAAAGATATGCCCAAGTGGACACCTGAAACAGCATTTGGAGAACACGGTGTCGTGGTTGGAATGAACAGTAGTATTGAACAGGTGATTGATCAAGCATTGGCAATGACCAACACTTCAGGCGGAAAGCATTTAGTGTCAAGTTCAAAAAGTGAAGAACCCCAATCAGTGTTAACTCAAAGTCCCATAAATAGTTTCAAAGGATACCCAAGATGAAAGTCAATGATATTTTACAACAGTTAGCAGACTTTGTTAACAACCGCCAAACAGCTCAAGAGCCCAAGCACAATGTTCAACACAATGCTGAAGGACAAGAGTTGGCCCGAGAGCCAGACGATTTGTTTGTTCCTCCACTACAACAGAAAATTGAATTGTTGAAAAAAGCAGTGGGTGTTGAAAATATCTATGACGAAGATCAAGTCGCCCGAGCCGAAGAAGAAGCAGAGGCCAAACTACCCACAGCCGAAGAAGAAGACGAATTAGAACGTATGAAGCGTGCAGCTGGCATTCCCAGTGCGGCTGTCGTTCAAGAATTGAGCAATGACGAAGTGTTTGACGACTAAGGGGCTCTGATATGAGCTTCATTCAAAATCTTTTTACCAGCCGCGATAACAACGCCAACGCCGCCACTTATGTGGGTCAACAAGATCGTCTTTGGTGGGACCCAGTAACCAACGCATTTTACTCCAGCAACGGTAATACCCCGGGTGGTATTCCAGTGTCACTAGGTGGTGGAGCCGGACAACCCGGAGGTGTTGCCAACACTGTGCAATACAATGCTGGCAATGGTGTGTTTGGTGGCTCCTCATTCTTTACAGTAGATCCTGCCAATGTTACCGTGCAGATTGGCAACATTACCCTGACCAGTTCAACTATAACTGGTATATTGGCCAATACCGATCTTGCCATTGGTGTCAATGAACCTGGCTCTGGTATAGTTCAACTATTTGGCCCAGTCAGTGTCTATGCCGACAGCAACGTTGCCAATGTTGCCACATTTCAAATAGCCAATGATGGCCAAGTCAAGATGTTGGTGCCTACGCCTGACATCAATGTTGGTGCAGTAGAAATTGTAGGCAGTGCCAGTGGCCTAAGTGTTGCTCCAGGCAATCCGGGTGGCATGCTACACGTCACTGGACAGAACAACGAAGCCAGTAGAATTTACAACGATGGCATCAACAACTATTCTGTGTATGTGGGTCGCCGCTACAACGGCCTGGCTTCTGCACCTACTCCAGTTTTGGCCAATCAAGTGGTCAGTCGTCTGGGTGCCAATCCTTATCTCAGCACCGGGGTGTTCACCTCTCTTGGATTTGCCAAGATTGACTTTGTGGCCACCGAAAATCAAACCCCCACTGCTCAAGGCAGTAAAGTACAGATCTACACCACTCCTGATGGCAGCAACACACAGGTCATAACAGCCACATTCCAACCTGAAGGCATTGACCTTGGTGGCAATCTCATACCCACAGTAAACAATCTTTATCAGCTGGGCAATGCCACCAACAAGTGGAACAGTTTGTACATTGGTCCTGACAGCATATACATGCAAGATCAGACATTGGGCACCAATGCTGAACTCACAGTTGACAATGGTGCCTTGCTGATCAACGGCACACAAAAAATACAAATTGGCAACATGCAGATGACCACCACTGGCATCAGCTTGTTGGCTGCCGATTCTGGAGCCAATCTCATAGTGGGTGCAGGAACCAATACCGGCTACATGGAAATAGACATGGTGGGCATCAAGTTCAAAGACGCCACACTACAAACCACAGCAGCCATTCCGCTAACACAACGAGGCACGGCCAACGGTGTGGCCACCTTGGACGGATCGGGCAAAGTTACTGCTGCACAACTGCCAGCCGGTGCTGTGATATACAAAGGTTCCTGGAGTGCCGCAAACAATACTCCTACATTGACCAACGGTGTGGGTTCAGCTGGTGACGAATATTCAGTCAGTGCCGCTGGCACTGTGAACTTTGGAGCAGGACCTATCACTTTTGCTGCTGGCGACTTTGTGATCTACAGTGGTGCAGTTTGGCAACAGATACCCGCAGCCATTGGCGTGGCCAGTTTCAACACCAGAACAGGGGCTGTCACTCTGACCAGTGGTGATGTAACCAATGCTCTAAGTGCAGGCAGTATTGTCAACAGCAAGTTGGCCAATCCTGCTTGGACATTAACAACAGGTCAAGGTATCGGACTCACTGGTTCTGGAACAGTGGCACTGGGCAACTCAATCACCTTGACCAACACAGGTGTAATAGCAGCCATTGCTGGTACCGGTGTCGCAGTCAGTGCCGCAACAGGCAATGTAACGTTCAGTATTGGCCAATCAGTAGCCACCAATGCCACTGTGCAGTTTGGTGCTGTATCAACAACCACTACCATACAGGCCACTGGCAACATCACCGGCGGAAACATTGCAACAGGTGGTCGTATTGTGGCCACAGGTAATATTCAAACTGACGGTTACTTTAAGACC